CCATCTCTCACCACCTCACGTAGCCGCCCGGGCGACGTAGAGCGTGTACGTCTTCGGGGCCTTGTTGGTCTCCGTCACGACGATCGTCACGATGGTGACACTGCCGGCAGCGCCAAGCGCGATCGCAGACGATGCCTCTCCGGACGACACGGTGTTGCCGTTGACGGTGATCGTGCCGGCGGACGCCGTCGGGGTGACCGTGATCGAATCCTCCCCTGTCGCCACGTCGACCACGTAGGTGTAGACGTCACCTGCGGCTGCCGGGAGGATCGTGCCCGTGCTGACGGTGAAGAACGGCGTGGTCAGGCCGGTGCTGGTGGCCACTGAGAACGTCGGCTGCCCGGTGATCGAGAACGTCGCCTCGAACGATGCTTCGCCGCCGTCGTTCTGCGGAGTGACGAGCCCGAACTCGGTGCAGTACGCCGTCATGGTCAGCGACGTGCCGAACGCCGCCGGCAGGGTGATGACCGCCGTCCTGGCAGTCTTCGCGATGTGGTCGGCCTGCAGGGCGATCTGGCCGTCGGTGTCTCCCTCGTAGAAGTTCCCCTTGATGGTGAACTCGCCCGCGTCCAGGAGTGCGGGGATCCGCTCGACCCAGCCGCCGGAATCGTTGTTCGTGACTTCTTTCATCGAGAGTTTGGTCTTCGGGGGGGCGATCTCGGTGATCTCCCCAACATCGTGACCGTTCCAGGTCAGGGTCGTTCCGTGTGCGCTTTTTGCGTTGGTTGTCATGGATTTCTCCTTACATCTGTTTGCGAACCGTGAAGTTCTGAACCAGGACCGGCCGGCCCCCCTTATCCCATTCCAGGAAAGCGATCGCCCCGGTCGGGACGATCGAGAGGTATCGGGTCCCGGAGAGTTCGGTATTCTTTGCGTTCAGCAGAGCGGCCTCGACGGCCTTCGCCTTGGCCTTCGCCGCAGAGTAGCCAGCCCTGCCGGCCCGGGTCCTGACCTGCAGCCCCGGCCGCTCGAGGTTCTGGTCGTCGTTCGTCAGGACGGGGGTCTGGCCGGCATACTCGAAGAGCATGACGCAGACGTCCGGGACGTTCGGAACGAACGCGACCGCGATCGAGGGGGGGGTCGCCGAGGTCGACCCGATCCCCTGGCCCTCGAGATAGGCGGCGAGGTCGGCGAGCATCAGAGGATCCTCCCGAGGTTCTTCTCCATGAGGGCCGGGATCTCCGGCGCGTGCCGGTTGACCGGGTCCTCGAGGAACTTCGCCTTCGTCGGGGAGACGTGCGCCAGGTCGAGCCGCTCGTGCACCCAGAAGGCGTAATCGGCCGAGTAACGGTGGACCACGTAGATGTCGCTCCCGGCGAGGATCGGCCCTTCGAGAGTGTATGACCCCCGGAGCCTGCCGTAGTCGACCGGGCACTCCTGCAGGGTCCCCCGGGTGATCGGGATCTGCGCCTGGGCGAAGGCCTTCGCGACCTTAGCCGGATACTCCCGGAGGAAGCGGTTCATCTGCTGGATGACCTGCTTGTCACCTTCGACGATGGCCATCAGATCATCCCCTTCAGGTAGGCGATCAGGGCGATCGCCCCCGATATGATCCCGCCAGCAGCCCCGCCGGCTATCCCTCCGGACCGGGCGGCCTCCGTCCTGGCGCCCTCGATCTGGTTGACCGTCCCGGCGATGGTCGTCACCCGGGTTTCGAGGGTATCGATCCGGGTATGGGCGCGATCGAAGTCCCGTTCGTTCTGGCTCTCCAGGTTGTCGATCCGGGAGTAGATGACCTTCACCTCTTCCCGGAGGTGGGAGATGTGCGTCAGAGTCATGATCAGGAGGTCCCGGTCGGACATCCTCGAGATATCCTGGCCGTCGACGATCTTATCCATTGACCCTCCTGAGCCGGGATCTCCGGTAGGTCCGCCGGTTCGCCTCGACGTACTGCTCGAGCGCCGTCCTGGCGGTCGCCTCGTGCCGGGAGATCGCCCGGTCGACCTCAGCCGCCGTGATGCTCTCCGGCAGGGTGCCGTCCATCTGCATCCGGGTATAGACGCCGGCGATCGAGAAGTGCAACGAGGCGGTCTTGCAGTGGTCGTCAGTCGACCCCGAGAGCCCGTGATGTGCCAGGAAAGAATCGACCCGACGATCGGCGTCCGCGACGATCTCCTCGAGGGTCGCGGTCGCTATCGTGGTTCCCGTCTTCGCGACGAGTTCAGACGTTGTACAATAGGCCATGCTGGATCAATCCTCCCCCCCTCCGTAGAGGGGTAATCGGTTGATCCGGATCCGTTTCCGGGTGGCGGCGGGGTCGACGGGGACCGTCTCGACTTCAGACGGTTTGAGGTGCCCCTGGTCGTCGGCGAGTTCGAGGATCTCGAGTTCGGCCGCCGTGAACTGCGTCCGATCGTCGGAGGCTTCGGCGAGGTCTCTCTGGTGGCTCTTCGTCAGGTATTTCCCCTGGTTACGTGTGCTGAGTACCATCATCCCGACCTCCTGGAAAAAAGGGGATCCGGGATCAGAACTCAACCCGGACGACGGCGGTCTCGGTGCCGGCGGAACAGTCGAACCGCATGAAGACGTTCGCGGAGTCGAGCTGGTGCAGGTTGTCCTTCCAGTTCTCGATCGTGATGTCCTGGCGCATGCCGACGCCGCCGGCGCCGGAGCCGATGAGGAGCATCCCGATCTCGGCGTCGGCCGCGTAGCCCCAGGTGTGGGTCCAGGCGCTTGACTCCCCGATCGAGGTGTCCGGACCGCCGGCGACGCCGGTCATGCCGACGTTCACTCCGAGCAGCTGCTTCGGCTGGAAGCCCTGCAGGGCGACCTGCTGCCCCATGTAGTAGCTCGGGGGGATGAAGTCCTGAAGGACCTTCGCCTCGGCCTCCGGGTGGAGGATCGCACCCACGGGTTCCCAGCCGGCTTCCTTCAGCTTGCCGAGGGCCATCGCGAACGCGTCGAGACCCTGGGAACTTCCGGCGGTGTCGTGCTCGAGCGCGGAGGTCTTCATGGTCTCCAAGTAGAGCTTCAGGACCTCGTAGTTCAGCCGGTTCTCCAGCCGGTATCCAGTGTTCTCGACCTCCTGCGCCATGACGTCGTACTGCGAGTCGGCGATCATCTCGGCGGTGATCGTGGGGCATTCTCCGTACTTCTCGGCCGCGAAGTCCATGTAGTCGTAGTTCTGGGTACGGCGGCTGAACGGCGCCCCTTCATTCACCCGCGGAGCCTTGTCCCCGGTCTCGCCCTTCGGCACCCGGAGCGTCTTTCCGGTCATCTTGTACCAGGGGACGATGCCCCCACGGACGGCGCAGACGGTCCGGGCGCCCTTGATCACGGTGTTGTAAAACGTGGTCGGGACGAGGGCGGTTCCTTCGATCTCGGTCGAGAGGAGGAGCTTCCGGACGGACTGCACCTTCCCCTCGTGGTTTGTGGTCAGTGCGCGGGGGACGAGGGTCGGGTTCTCGGCGAGTTCCTTCTGTCGGCCAAGTCCCTTGTCCCACATCTCGAAGTAGGTCTCGAGGAGACGGGTCGGGTCATAGTTGAGCATGTTCATGTTATGCCACCACCGCATGGTCGGAGTAGAGGACAGGTATCGGACAGACGACGATCAGGCCGGTTCCGTCTCCGGCGATATCCTCGATCGCGTAGCCGACGACCCAGGCATGATGATCGATCGTGGTGTCGTTGGTCGCGTCGATGACCGCCGAGGCGAGATCCGCCCGGGGCGTGAACTCGCAGACGGTGCCTTTCACGGCGTTGTCGTTCGTCATGACGAGGCCGCCGGCATCGATCCCGGTCGTGTCGTCGGCGACGGCGACCCGGCAGACTGACCCGAGGCCGTAGACGGTCAGCGGTTCCCCGGAGGCCGCGTCGTGGCCGGCGATCCCGATCGGGAACTCTCCCGCGGTTTCGTCCATGCAGACGAAGGTCCTGGTCACGCCGGTCGCTGCGTAGCCGACCACCTGGCCGGCCTTGATCGTCTCGCCAGCGAGACCGCCGAGCACGAGCCCGATCTGGTCGACCGGGTTCCGGATCGTCGGGAAGGCGTCGATATCCGTCATCAGAGAGCCCTCCCTTCAGAGGAGATGACCCCGTTCTGGACCCGGACGGGCACTTCGGCAGGGGCGGCCAGTTCGCGGTCTTCGCCCTGGTCGCCGGTCTTCGGGTTCGGCGTCTCCTCGAGTTTCTTGATCCGCTCAAGCGCGGCTGCGAGGTCTTCCTGGAGTTTCTTCTCCTCGGGAGTCTTCTCGTCAGGCTTCTTCTCGGGAGTCTTCTCCGCGAGGGTCTTCATCTGTACCGCCTGGGCCTCGAGGTGTTTCATCACTCCGGCCAGGCTTTCGGTCAGTTTCCCGACCGTTTCCGAGAGGGTCTTGATCTGGCCCTCAAATTCGGCGAGTTTCTTCTCGTCCATGAGTTCGTCCTCCTTTTCCCCTTCTTTCCTGATCGGGAGGTTGCACTTCTTGCAGGCCCCTCGATTGACGAGAGCCGCCCCATAGAAGACCAGGCTCTCGGCCTCCCAGCGAGACTCGGCGGCGTCGAATCGTTCTTTCCCGGTGTGTTCCACCGAGACGAAGACCGGCCGCCCGGTCTCCTGGCAGTATTTGATGTACGCGATTGAGTCCTTCGAGTTCTGCGTCCGGCCGTGGAAGAAGAGGTCGCCGACGACCGCGTCGGACTCGAAGCGGATATCCTCGATCTCGGCGATCCGGTCGGTGATGCTCCAGGGGGTTATCCCGGAGTGCCTGACCCAGAGAGATCGATCGGTCCAGTTCGTCGCGTATGCCTGGAGCGTCTGAACAGGATAGTACAGGGGGCTCCCGACGTTCGAGTCCGTCCAGGTTCCCTCGGCGAGCAGCTTCACGCCGAAGACCTTCAGGCCCCCGTCAGGAGTTTCTTTGATCTGAGACGTACCGAACTCGACTTGGAGCAGTCGGTGAGTAGGAGCGTTCGGCATTACCTACTCTGTAGGAGAGGGGGGTGTATAGCCTGTATAAACTATAAAGGCGGGGCCATAGATGCCCGGCCTCGGATCCGGGCCAGAGACTCGGTCAGAATCTTCGAGAGATCCTGGTTCGAGAGGTCCAGACCGTCCACGAGGTTGGCCGGGATCCTGACCTGCCGGACGACCGAGACCCGGGCCCGCTTCTGCAGGGCGAACCCCTGCACCCCTTTCCGCGACCGTCTGCCCCCGTTGTCCTGGGGGTAGAGCCGGCCGAGGTCCCGGGCGATCTCGCCCCAGGACTTCTTCCCGGCTTGGGACAGGATGTAGGCCTGCTCGCGTGGGGTGAAGGTCCGGTTTCTCGGCATCGGGCAT